GAACCTCTCCTGATTTAACAATAGAATTAAAAGTTTTCTTTAATTCGTTGGGAAGGATACAATCATCAATAGTGGTTGGGCGATACTTTTCGCACCAAAGTGTTTCAGTCATAATATAAATTTAAGTCAATTTAGTTTAGCCTTTTGCTGGCTCGAGGATATCGGATTCTGCTACTTCAGATGTTTCCGAGGCTTCTTCTGAATCACTCTCAGGAGTGGCTTCAGTTTCTTCTGGTGCTGGAAGGAATGCTCGCATATAGTCAAATACTTGACCAACGGTTGACATTTCTTCTGCTTTAATAGCACCACGCTCTGTGCATGCTGCGATTACTCGACATACCATTGCTACTGCTCCGATATTTACTTCTACAGTTTCCTGCGTTACTTTTTCTTCGTTTTCCATAATTATGTTTGGTTTGTTTTTTTTTACTTTACTAGTTTAGTTGTAAGTTGATGTTTTTTCAAGTGCAATGTAATACTTTACTTGCACCGATGTATTTATCCACTCACTGATTAGTTTCGAACTAACTTTTACGTTATAATCTCCACTAAGAACTTTTAAATTCGAGATGAGAAATTGTAAATCAAACGATGATTTACATTCGTTATCTTCATCAAGAATGATTGAAAATGTATTTGCTGATGGATTCTTTGGATCCACAACGGCTAGAGTAATTACTCCGTTATCTCCTTTAAGAGAAACGATGTTATGATTCATAACACGAGCAGCGTTCCTAACCTGAGTTAAAGTATCACCGCTAATTGATACACTAACTTCAGATGATGGCATTGAGATTTCGTTTTTAGGCGAAGTAAGAATACTTTCATCAGCAAAGCGATAAGAGGCTTTAGCTTTTCCGTTTTTAAGAGTTACGGATTCTCCATTAAAATCTAGTTCTGGTTCATCAACCAAATTAACTACATTGATAAATTCGTTGAGATCATAGATTCCAAATTGAGATTCAAAGGTTTCTGTAATTTCAGCTACTGCAAAAATATTCTTTGCTTCGGCGATTGTGCTTAGAGAATTCCCAGGCTTAACAACCAAGTTAGGATTGATATCTGAAAAATTCTTTAGGATGTTTAAGGTGTCGTTTGATAACGTTGTCATAATGATATTATATTCTAATTGCGGTGATTTGTAAATAAAAAAAGTAACCGTGTCAGGACCACCACAACCCTGACACGGCACTATTATTACCGTCTATTAACGTTTCACCTTAGGACTAACTAGGCTATAGCGTTTAACGGTATCACCGCCACGAAGCTGGTGAGAATCTGAGTAAATCTTTACGCCGCGCTCAGCACGAAGGCGATTTACAACTCGGCGAGGATCTGCAATCCCTGCAAACTTAGCATCTGCAATTGAGAATTCATTACCACGTTGGAGGCATTCGTAAACGGCATCTTGTTGATTGTTACGTTTAACGAGTGTTCGGAATTTAGCAATTTCTTGTTTGTTCATATTATATTTGTTTTGTTTTGTTTTGTTTTCTCAACTATGTTGAAATTTTATAAAGGGTATGTTGTTTAGAATGGTTGGCTTTCTTCGCTCTTGTTTGAATCTTCTTCAGTTACAAAATTGAGATCCTTATCAATTTGATTTGTATCAATCTTGGTATAGAGATCAAGGAAAGCTTCCTTAGTTTCATCTTCGAATCGAGTGATACACATCTTAATTGCTTCAAGGCGATTCCCAAAGATTGATAATGATTTAACAATGTGGCATAGTCTACGCGTTGAAATTAATTCATCTACGCCTTCGCTTTCGTATGTCTTACGAATCACTGCGCCCCAACTGACTAGCTTATCTGCAAAATCATCGTGGCCTTTAACATCGCATGAGATCATATGCTTCTTAATAATCTTCAGTTCAGTATTATAATTGGGGAAGGGCTGATCAATATTCGCTACGAATCTTTCTACGAAAGCATCATCGATAATTTGAGCCGCCGAGTATCGTCCGTCGTCTGCACCCCGCCCCTTAGTATTCGCTGTTGCAATAACATTGAACCCAGAGGCAGGGTGCACCACGCCACCCGTCTTTTTCACTAACACCGGCTTACCTTCCAATACGCCTTGGAGGCACATGATCTTATTTGAACCTCGGTCCAATTCGTCGATCAATAATACACACCCAGCTTCCATTGCTTTCAGCACCGGCCCTTTTTGGAATACAGTCTCACCATTGATGAGACGAAAACCACCAATTAGATCGTCTTCATCAGTTTCAGGTGAGATTTGTACTCGAACATATTCGCGCTTAGATTTAGCGCAGGCTTGTTCAACCATCATTGTTTTTCCATTGCCCGACATTCCACTAATGTACAATGGGAAAAATTGTTTAGAATCGATGATCTTCTTAATCTTAGAAAAATCGCCCCATGAAACAAAGTTTGGATCCACATCTGGAACATACACTTCATTATTTGATACGCTTTGAACCGACGTAGCAAATTTAAAATTTTCATCAGCGGTGGCCGCTGGAGATTCATGTCGCTGAATGATCTTATTCGCAATTTCATTTGCGGGTTTAGTCAAGCAGACATTGCGCATGTCCCATTCTCCTCGCTTAGGACCGGAGTGCATAAAGGTTTCTTTGGCACTTACGTAGGTATACCCATTGGCTCTAGCGTGAGTGTAAACGTCCTTCGTCTTTACGATCGGATAGGACTTAACGGTTTCCAAACTGGACATAACTTTGTCGAAGTTTGATTCGGGCGGATGCGGCATAGGCGTGGTGTTTGTTTTCATAATGTAATTTGATGGTGTTGTGGGAGGTACTTAGTGAATCCGTTCCCTTCCTTGTAGATATATTATATACTAAATCTTGGCAAATGTAAATATAATAATGATAGAATATTCACTTTTTTTTCATTAAATCACCGTATCGATGAATTTATTGAGGAAAATACGGCTCTGGCGTTTAGTAGTATTGAATTTCTTAAAGGAAGTCGCCAGTTTATTTCTGTTCGAAGCTTTGTTAAGATCTTCAGTATCTACTGATTCTGGAATCTCATATTCATCTTCGTCATTTAATCTTAGGTTCTTTAAATTGTCAATGATGAAATACGTATCAAATTTAAACCCATCATCCAGTGAATAACAGCCGCTCTTTTGTTTAGTGGCCTCAGCTTTACATTTATCAATATAAACATGCTTATTGAGTTTCTTATCATGAGCTAGAGCTTCAAATGCATGGCGTTTACCGGCCTTTTGATTTGACGTTAAGAAGAATCCGATCATCTTAGAGCCAGTATCTTTCTTAATAATTTCAACAAGATCCGAATACGCATTAGGGTTTTTACGGCTAATATCAACTGTCGTTTTACCAACTTTAATATACCGGTGATTTCCCCAAGGATCATTACCATTACCATATCTAAACTCTGCAGACATCGCTTCATCAGATTCATCATCTGACGCCGGTTTAGATTCGAATGAGCCTGGAGTTTGGCCTTCACCATCGGTTAGAAATACGGTTATCATTTTTTCAACGTTATGCTTCTTTCTAAACTTCTTAATTAGTGAGTGCGATATGATTAACGTTTCGATAAGAGGAGTACCTCCCATTTCTTCAAGGTCGGAACCCATACAATTGTGATCTAAGTGAAGGTTAACTTTATATTTCTGACCAGCATATTTAGCATCAACCTCAATGGAAATACTATCTTCTCTGTTCCACCGATTACCAGTACGACCACCACAACACCCGCCTTGGATGAATAACTCCTTTAAAGCAGTTTCATATGTCCTCTTATTTAAAGATGAATTCATTAATTCTACAACCTCAGTATTAAACACTTCTAAGTTCTTTCCTAGATTGAAATTATTTCTATAAAATTCTCTCTTATTATTATAAGTTCTAGTAATAACGCCATCTTTAGGGGATAATCTACCGCATTTGCTTGTGAAGCTATATACAGAGAATGGAATTCCTACCGTTTTGCAAAACATAATGAGTTGAATCGTTTGTTTAATAACATCAGATATGCACCCGCCCATACTTCCTGAATTATCAATATAGATATTCATTCCGTGGTTTTTAGCGTCTGCCAAGTTTGTTATTGATTTAAAAATACGGTCATCATACTTATAACTATGAAGTTTATTAACATTGATCGTCCCAGTCTGAGATTGAGTAGCTCGTGAATATGAATGAGCCGCTTTTCGTCGTTCAAATTCTTTACAAAGAATCATAACATTTTTCTTTGTAGAATTCTTAAACCCAATCCATGCTGAATTAACTTTATCATCATTCATGATTAAATCATAGTGCGTAGAACTCTTTCGAACTTCGCGAACTTGATCAATTGGAAATATTAGGTTTTCAATATTCTTCTCGGGAATGGAATTTAAAATTGTTTCATCATCAGAGATCTCACCAAGTTCCTCAAGATGTTTGTCAAGGGAATCTTGAGTTTCTGATTTAAACGCATCAGATGAATTTTCTTCAGTATTTTCTCCACCGGCATCACCGCCCATTGAGGTATCAGTCTCTGGAGAAGAAGTTGGATCATTAGATTCTGATGCGTTAGAATCGCCATCTTCAAAATCATCGCCGTCATCCTCTTCTAATAAAGTATCAGCGTCAAAGCTCTTACTAGGATTTTCTTCAGATTCTGCATTTTCACTTGAAGGGTTTTTCTTTTCTTCTTCTTCGATAAAATCACATAGCTCTTTAATAACATCTAAAACATCGTCGTAAGTTTTACATAAGTTAACCTTATTAAACAATACGGTTTCTTCATCAGAGAATTTGATATCAATGAGATTTCTTAACTTACCTTTAAGATTTATACGGTCGATGAAACCTAAAGAATCTACATCCTTATCTTTAATTTCAAAGAGATCGTTTTCTTTAAAATACGCATAACCATCATTGAATGATTTAACAAGGCCGGGGTATTTAAATTGAATCATTTTCTCAATTCTAATATCTTCAACGATGTTGGCAATATCAAATGGGATATTAGGATAGCGCTCTTTAAATTTCTCAATGCCATCCTCTGGAGTAAATAGAGCATGACCAACTTCATGGCCAACCAACAGATCGGAAACTTCTTTAGTATCAGTATTCCAAGCAGGCAATCCAAGTACTCGATTTTTAACGTCGAAGTAGGCTGTCTTAAAATTACCGACAGTCACTTGGATATCTTCAGTGGCTAATAATTTGGCAAGCTGTTTCTGAGCGTCTATATTAATAATAGTCCGATCTGGCTTTGCCATTATTTTTTTCTTGAGTGGTGGTTCAGTTATCATAATTTGTGGTGGTTGGCTATTCTCGTGCCGTCCTTGTAGATATATTATACTCTAAAAAACGCACTTTGTAAATAAAATAATTCACAAATATGCATTTTTCTCTACAACCCTTATAAAATATAGGAAAAAGCCCATTTAAACTTATTTTTATTGGATTTTGGCGTATATATTATATGAAATATGAAAATAAAGCATTTAATGCACATTTTTAAGAATTACCTAGTTTTGTGCGTTTTAATCCATTAACCATTAATGAGTTACGTGATGGATTTTATGCTTGTAAAGTTTTGGCGTCTTTGAAACTCAATCTTACGATCGAATTTTCCTTCAAGGAGGTCTTGCTTATGGCTAATAACAAAAACACGAGTTTCATCGTCAAGCGAATGCATTATCTTTAATAGGTTATCAATTCCGTCAAAATCGAGACTAGCATCAAACACTTCGTCTAATATAAGAAGATTTGTATTTGCTGAGTTTTTCATTTTTGCAATTTGTCTCCATGCGAATAAAAGACTTAAGTCAATTCGTTGTTTCTCACCTTCACTGAATGATGCATAACTAAAGTCATCACGATGACGACTTCTAATAGTTTCATTAAAGTTTTCATCTAATTCAAAACTAACGAAAAAGTCTAGCAACTGCAGATAGTTATTAATCAACTTATTCATAGGAGGAAGGTATTGGCGAATGATCTTCGTTTTAATACCAGTATCTTTTAGTAATTCGCCAATAACATCGTTATAATGTTTTTCTTCAATTTGATTTGATTTTAAATCGCTGAGGTTATCTCTGGTGATTTGCATATCAAGTAATTCATTTTGAGATTTTTTCAAATCATCATCATCTGCAGTTTCATTCTTTTGATCGCTTAACTCAGATATGCGCTTAGAAAAGTTTTTAATCAAAACATTATTACTAGTCATTTCATTATTAAGTTTAAACAACTCTTGCATCTCTTCATTAGTAGCTTGAAGTTGATCACTTGTAGATTTAATATTAATTTGTAATTTTCCAAAACCTTCCGATAACTCATCTTGTTTACATTCACATGATTTTAATTTACTATCACGTATAACTGTATCAATAGTTTGACTGCATGTTGGGCATGATGAATTACTTTTGTAAAATTCTGCTTCTTTTTCAATAGTATTCATTTTACTTTTAATCTGAGATTCAAATGATTTCATTTTATTCAAACTTCGATTTAAAGAATTTAATTTCTTTTCAGTATTACCATGCTCTGCTTTATATCGAACTAAGATTTCTTCATTACTTTCAATTAGAACATTCTGCTCGGATTGAATATCTTTAATTTCAGATTCGTATTTAGCGCGATTAGATTCACTAATATCCGATAGCTTATCAATATGTTTACGCTGTAAAATAATCTTTTCTTTAATCAACTTCCATTGATATTCATTATCTTTAATTTGATCTTTAAGCTTAGCGTTATTTTCTTTAAGAATTGTATTCATCTTAGAAAAAATACTAATATCTAAAAGATCTTCAATAACATTGCGTCTTTCATATTGACGCATTTGCATAAATGGAACAAAGTTGCCATTACCCAATACAACAACTTGGTGGAAACTCTTATGATTTAATTTAAGAATATTTGTTTCAAGCAACTTTTGAAAATCACGTGAATGAGATTCTTGGTTAATCATTTCATCATTAACCCATATCTCAAAGATATTTGGTTTAAGACCACGAATGATTTTATAATTCTTATTACCAACAGAAAAGGTTATTTCTACTAAACATTTTTTACCATTAATACTATTAACCAATTGTGGTTTATTAATAGCTCGGTGTGGTTTACCAAACAAAGCAAAGCTAAGAGCATCAAGCATTAAACTCTTACCGGATCCATTATGGCCAACAATTAAAGTGGATTTGGTTGCTTCAAAATCAATGGTGATTGGTGTATCTCCAACTGAGAGAAAATTTGAATATGTTAATTTATGGAAGTTAATCATGATAATTTATAGTGCGTCTGAAGATTGTGCTTCAACAAAGAGTTCTTGTAGTTTTAATTTTATTCGGTCAGAGTCTAATTCGGTTTCAACAGAATCGACATATGTATTCAATAAGCTGACAGTATCAGTTATTTCAATCTTTTCATCTTCAACATTTTCTGAGAGATACTCATCAAAGTTTTCGACAATCTTTAAATCAAAGGGTTCTCTATTAATTATCTCATCGATATATTTGTCAAACAAGAATGGATTCTTTTTATTAATAACAATTACTTTTACATATGAATCCTTTACACAACTAAAGTCACATGATTTTATTTCTGTAATAATATCATTAGAAGCTTTACTATCATCATACACTAACTTATTATAAATTGTAAGAGGGTTTCTTACTGGCATTAATTCACGAGTATCAGTATCAATTACATGAAAGAATTTAGGATCATTACAATCTGCCCATGTCAATTCAAAAGGAGTACCAAGATAATGGATATTATTTTTATTACTTTTAGTATGAAAGTGGCCACTCATTACAATTTCAAATCGAGAAAAGATATCTGACTTCATTCCACCGGAACTAGATTGAACGCCTTTCATCATATCAAACCCTTGGAGTTCTAAATGACCACCTAAGAATGAAGCTTTAACATCTTTAACAAAATTAGTCACTTCATCATAATTCTCAGAATTTATCCAAGGGATTAAAGCAATATCTAAACTATCATAACTAACAACCGTTGGATCCATATGCAGATTGACAACATCTTTATAATGTTGAAGAATCTCTTCACAGCTAGATAATGAGTTTGTATTTTTATAAAAAACATCATGGTTGCCAGGGATTAAATCCATAGTCATTCCATGCTCTCTTAACTTATCAAGAAACATTTTCTTATTCCTACTAAGAACTTTAAAATTAACAACACGACGATGATCAAAGTAATCGCCGAGATGGAGTATCTTAGTTATATTATTTTCTAAACAATAAGGAAAGAAAACCTTTTCATAAAACCTTTCAGAATAATCAAGGAATATATCACTACCATTTTTAACACCCGCATGGGTGTCTGTTATCACAACTACTTTCATAAATTAATTAACTAAAGAAATCTGTTAAAGGGCCGTTCTTTGCTTTCTTTGCAGGACGTCTTCCTCTACGTTTTGGTGGTAACTCAACTTCTTCTGGAGTTGGTCCTTTCTCTTCTTTAAAGAATGGGTTTGTGTTTCTCATTCTTTGAATTACACTCTCACCAATTTGAGCAGAGTCTCCACTAAAGTCAGCGAAAACATCAATAGCAGATGTACTGATTATCTTTTGTTTAATCTCAGTTTGTTTCTTTTCTTTAGCAATTCGTCTCAAGAAAGCGAACCAACTAATTTGTGTGAAGTAACTAAATGCGTTTGGCTTACCGGTTCTTGTAGGTTTATCAATATCAAAGTTATTAATATACTTAATGCAATTCTCAACAGCATCCATAACCATATCTTCTCGATATGTATAATTAATAAAGTTACCGCTATGAGAAAGGCCTTCAGCAATATTTAAAAAGCATTTACCAATATAATCAGTAATACCTCTTGGTTCTATTTCATTAGAGATATCTTCTTTTACTCCTTTAACATGAGCTGATACTGATTCTGCAAATAAAGCGTTATCAACATAGTGAACTCCACGTTTCTTTGCCTTCTTCTTCTTAGCAGTTTTCTTTTTTGCAGTCTTCTTCTTAATAGCTTTCTTATCAACCACTTCATCTGATGTAGGTTTATCTTTATCCTTCATATGTATATATTATACCATAGATTTAGTCTAATGTATATAACAAAATGCTATCAATCTTTTTTTATTATTATGCATTTTATTATTTACATACTATTGATCTTATAGTATAATATTCTATAGAATAACAAAAACCAAATCAATTAAATTTATTCCTCCAATTAAATAAGGTATCACCATTAATTGTTTCCTTATTTTTTTTATTAATTTTTTTTGGAAAGTTAGATTCAATATCCTTTAAAACGTTACCTAAACAATGTTGGATATAATTACTCTCTGTTGATTTACTAACAGTTGTTTCTGTTTCAATAATCTTATCATATAAAGTAATTATGGTTTCATTCATTACAGAATCTTGATGTATGGGTACCATCCCTTCGGGATAAGAAGGGTCTATTAAAAATACATTTAATAATTCGACTCCAATATCCGATACATTAATTAATTCGCCAATTAAGACTCTTCCAGAAATAGTAGTAAAGATTCTAACATCTATCTTATTTAATGTTTCTTTATTATATTTCATCTAGACTTAATGGTATTTCGAATATCTTATATTTAAACCCCTCAGTATTATATATACGGATTCTTTCCTGTGCATGTTTAAGCGTATAGTTTTTCTTTTTACGCCAACTAAGATTATCAGAAATATCAAATACAGTTGTTTTTCTACCATCATCTGACTTACGTAATCCTCGGCCAATACTTTGAAGAACTTTTATTTGAGATTTTGTTGGGCTTGCAAAAACAATTTGGTGAAGATTTTTAATATTAATTCCAGTAGAAAATACACCGGTACTAGCAACTATAATAGCTCCAGAAGAATTCGTTACTTTATTAGGTTTCATTTTTAATTTTTATTATTCTTTTTTTATATTCGGAATATGTTATATCTTCTAAATCATTAAGCCCTTCATTATTAAATTCTACTTTGTCTGGATCATAGCCTTCCCAAACACACCAAAACATCCAAGTCTTTTTATGATTATATTCCTCTTTCACGTCAACAATTTTTTAATATCCAATCATTTGAAATATCATCATCTGTTGTTAATTCACATGCCATCTTTTTACTTCCATCTGTTAATGGAACCATAAACCCTTGACTAACTTTAACTTCTTTATCTTCAAATTGTAAAGTTGTTGTTAACGGATTTGAATCAACAATGCTTCGAATATTTTCTCGATCATCTGCTTTAATTTCACCACTAACATAAAATATTTTATCTGAATCATCAGAGCCATCTTGTATCATTTTAAATAATGGCTTACCATGTTTTTTAACAAGATTAAACAGAACAAGAGTATTACCCTTTTGATCTAGCGCCAACTTTGTAATAAACTTATTTCGGTTAGGATGTTCAACGATTGTAGCAATCTCACTTTGATAATCCATTTTAACAACGGCTTTCTTTAAAGTATCATCGTGATTACATACAATACATTTAATTTCTAGATCGGCTAAAGTCTTATCATCTATTAATTTTTTTGTAGAAGTTACATTAAACGTTGGTCCAAAATTACCTATTAAAACCAATTCATTACAAAGACTTCCATCAAGAGTTCCTGTAGTACCAATTCTATATGAAGCATTTACCAACATACCCATAATCTTATTAAGACTTTTAGCTTTAAACAAATGAGCTTCATCACCAATAATCATTCCATATTGTTGGAACCATCCAGGCCTAAGATTAATAGCGCTTTGCCAAGTTGATATTACAATACGAGCATCAAAGTTTTCTTTTTCTTTACCAGAATATATTTTATGTATTTCCGTATCAGCATCAAAAGAACCATCGTGTGAACTATAATCAGCAAAGTCTTTACTCATCTGCTCAACCAAAGAAGTTGTTGGAACAATAATTAAAACATTATCATCGTGATTTTCAATATACCATTTAACATATAAGTAGATTATTAAACTTTTACCAGATCCTGTTGGAGATATAATTAAAGATCTTCCTTCAGAAATACCATGGATAAAAGCGTCATATTGATAATCACGAAGTTCAATCTCTTTTCCTCCTGCTCTTAATTTTTGAGAAGTTGCAAACTCATTCAACTCATCTTTATCTATAACCTCTTTATTTTTAATAGTTGAACAAAGATTAATTCCATAACCTACATCCTTTGCGAAATTTAAAGTCTTTGGTAATAAACCATATGGCAAAGTATTATTTCGCATATTAAGCAATCGAATTTTTCCATCCCACATCTTATTTCTATATGCAGGCATAAATTTATACCCGTCAACATAAAACGTATAATGTTCACTAAGATCCATTATTGCACCAGAATCATCCGACTTAATATGAATTAAGGTTTCATCTACGTGTGATATGTCAAAGGTACTCATTAGTTTCCAGATACAAATTGGCGATGAGCAATAATATTTTTAATTGTCAAATGTCTAAATCGAACATTATCTAATATATCTTTACAAGTATCGCAAAACGTTTTTAAATATTCTACTCGCATTTCCATTTCAACTTTATTCGGATCTGCATCATAAAATTTATTCATGTCACCTTTAAGGGGTTTAGCCATTCCATTAAAAGGATCATAGTTCCATCCAAGTTTATCCAATTCCTCTTGCGTCATTTTACCATTGTAATATAACCAAAGATCTTTATTTAAAATTGCCAATTCTAATTCTTTTTTCTTTAGTCGCAGTTTAACATGAGAAAATAATTCAAGATATTTACTATGCAGCTTTGCACTGTTAATACTGGTGTCATCTAAATTAACATCGTCAATTTTAGAATCCGTTTCCCACATCTTTAATAGCGATTCTATGTCCATCATATAATTTATATATAACGCTTATTTCCTAAACTCAAAGGTATCATATCTAAATGATACTTGGAATATTGCATACACAGGATCGCCTTCTGCTTGTATATTAAAATCAACAGAACTAAGCGATGTTGGAAAAGCTTCTTTAAAATGTAATTGCTTATTTAAATTATTATGACTAGATTTAATATTAATAATAATATCTTTAAAATCAAGAAGCGCTGCATTTTGATTATTAGAATCTTTGTTTGGATTATTATTATCATTCATCCAATTATAAACTTCTTCGTAAGCTGACATATCTTCGTCACATATAAAAGAAATTTGTAGAGGTTCTTTACTTGTTGTTTCAGAGATTGAAAAACCTGGGCTGTTTAAATAAGGAGTATTAATCTCATTATTGGTTATAGCAGGTAAAGAAAAAGAAACTATACTTCTATTTAAAACAGATTTACTTCCACGATCTCCTATATGGACAGTAAAGTTATCAGTTGTTGGTAAAAAGTTATTCTCAATCATATTATTATTTATAACAAAAAATGAGGGACCGCCATTTCTGACAGCCCCTCATCGGGTTTGTGTCGTCCTAAGGTAGTGGACGAAAATTAGTTTTTACTAATTATGGTGCAACAACCTCTGGAGCTGTACCATTGATATTGGTAACAAGGAACTTACGGAAGTAAGGGTTGTTAGCAGTACCTGTGTGATCACCACCAGCAACAGCGAGTGGGTTAGCAGTAAGACCATAACGAGTCTTAAAGCCGATCTTAGGTTGGAAGCTGTTCTCGTCAACGGCGCGAACCATTGTAAGAGGAACGTATGGACAGTAGTAAATACCAGCGTCATACGAGTTAGCACCTTTGTAACCAACGGTAGCGTAATCAGAAGCTGCATATGGATCAACGTAAACCTTAATGCGGCCGTTAATAAGACCAGCGAATGTGTTACCAGTTGTGTCAACGTTTAAGTTGGACGCGATAGCTGGAGCATAGTCGAGAACGCCAGCTGCTGCAAGAGCAGAAGCAACGTTTGAAGAGCAGATAACATAGTTACCTTTTCCACGACG